ATATGTCTTGCCTTTGTATTCAAAGTAACCGTATGCCAAATTTTTAACAGGTTCAAAGTCCTGATAGTTCATAGTGTGTGCCTTTCTCTGTTGCCTTATGCGTTATTGCATGTGTATACTATAACGGATTTTTTGTGGGATGTCAACCAATTTTTTTACCGCAAGTTTTACCGGGGGGTAAAAAAATCCGTCAAGCGAAAAGACGTGAGGAGCATTATTGCTCCTTCCTTGTTATAACCAATTCAATGTTGTATGCCTTTGCTAGATATTTGAATCCATATCCAAAATTGCGAACATCTGCTTTAAGTTGTTCATTGTCAATGCCGCTAAAGATAGCTGATTGGAAATAATTCTCAAAATCTTTTAGTCGGGCATATTGTTTGTCAAAAAATGCTTGGTCAACTTTATCAAGTTTACCTTTGCTGTCTTTGCTGGTCATGTCTGCGACACGTTGTAATGCAGCTTCCTGTTCAGTGTGTTCTTTCACTAGGTCAATACGCATTTGAGTGCCTTTGAGTATATCGATGAGGTCTTGTTTTTGATTTGCCATTTTGTTTTCTCCTATTGACAACAATAATATAACAAAAATATCAGGTGCTGTCAACCACAAAGATTCTCTCCGGTGCCTACGGCCATCCCGAGTTGCAATATTAGTATAACAACATCAAAGTGTTATGTCAACCAAAAAAAGCCCCCTTACCAGGAGTTAGGGTAAGAGGGCCAGTATGTAGTTTAAATCTCCAAATGTCCAACTACTTATTTGGGTAATATTAAACTAACATATTTAGAAGCAAGTGTCAAGTATTTTATTCAAATAATACTTCATAGGTTGTGCCACTGGGTTCGGGTGTGTTCCAAGCTGTTATTCTACGTTTGGCTATTTCAACATAGTGGGGATCAAGTTCACAGCCAATGTAGGTGTGTCCAAGTTCAACTGCCGCCATGCCTGTTGAGCCTGAACCGTTAAACGGATCTAATACAACACTGTTAGGTGGTGTTATCAGTTTGATTAGATATTTCATCAACTCAACTGGTTTAACTGTGGGGTGGTTGTTGTCTATCCCAGCGTGTCTTTCTTTGCGACTTACTTTAGGACAGAAGAAATACTTTTGATAACCCTCTACTTCGCCCAACACATTGCTGGGAAAGCGTCCGAGATCATTGGTTTCTACTTTTTCAAAAGCACCTTTAACATAACTTGCTACTTGAACTGTGTGTCCGCTCCATGCCGTTGTGGGAACTTTATGATCTATGCTGTTTCGATCTTTTTCGTCCTCATAAGCGATCCGTGTAGCATCAATGTTCAGTGCGCCAACGCCGTGCTCTAATACCGTGTCTATGGTGCTGCCTTTAAAAGGTTTGCGGGCCATACAGATAGGTTCATGTGCGGGTTTCAGTGCCGTTTTCCATCCGTGATAGTTGTTGTCTATATTGCGTTTGTCTATTGCTTTGCCAATGTCCTGTGCTTTGGGAAAACCGCTGCTGTATAACCACATTATTTGATCTCGTATTTCAAATCCTGCTTGTTCCAGTGTGATTGCCAGATGATGATAAGTGCGGGCTGCACTAAAGGCTAAAATATGTCCGCCTGGCTTTAACACTCTCAAACATTCACGATATGTTTCAAGTGCGCCTGTGTTTGCGTCCCAGGTTTTGCCTAAAAAGTCAATGCCATAAGGTGGATCAGTGACGATTGCATCTACACTATTATCCGCAAGTGTTTTAAGGGTCTCGCGATTGTCCCCTGTCATTATAGTGAAGTTCATTTGTTTCTCCTGTAGCAACTTCTGTTTGTATTTCAACGGTTTCTGTTTATAGTGTCAATCACGATTATCACACAAACCACAATTAATATCGATCCCAGCCACGCCATGTGTAAATCCTATCTGCATTTCTACGCGATGCTAATCTATATCCCCAATCCTGCATGAGTTCTTCTATTGCCTCACGTGTGGGATCATCTGGTTCAACCTCCAGCATCATGGTTGGATGATCATGTAATATGGTATCACGTGCTCCAAGCAAAGCCGTGAGTTCAGAACCCTGTATATCCATTTTGATTGCCGCTACATCGTGGATATCCAAACTGTCAATCTGTATAACCTGTATCTGTCGACTTCCTGATCCCACACGATTGTCACCGGTGTTGTGTGGATTGATGCTGATAGTACTGGTGGTATTGGTTTCACCAACAGCACAATCTATGATTTTTATGTTTGCAAAATCCTGTGTGTTTGATTCCAACAGTTCCCAATGCACTGGTTCAAATGCTATTACATGTTCATAATCCCTGCACATTCTTCTGCTCATTATACCTGCATGGGCACCACAGTCTAAGGCCAGTTTGCGATGCGGTGATAATCTCACCAACTCAGTATACTGTTTCAGTTGATAATCCTGCCATGCGCTGGGTGCAAAATGTGTATCACCCTCTGGAAATTTCAGTTCCATTATCTACTCCAATATTTTTTCACAAAAGGATTTCTCAAGTTCTCGTGTGGGTTTCTCGGACCTTTACACACTATCACTCTATTTTGTTCAGTGATTCTGCTTGCGGGCAATTCCTGTCTATCCTGTCTACCCAACCATCCTACATATTCATCTGCATGATATGCCCAAGTAAATTCACCTCTACTTTGACAAATTTCAAATATCTCCTGATCTCCCCAGGGTTGTGGTCTATTGATATGATAATCTATATGATTCATCAATTCTTCCCAGGGCTTGGTCAACGGTTGATTCCAGCTGATTATGCTACTGTTCATTCTGATATCTCTGTTGCTTAGAAAGGTTGCATCAAACAATGGATCAATGTGTACAAACACACTCATATCTCCGGTGATCAACATATCCAAGTCTACAAATATGTTGTCTCCAGCTTCATGATGTGCTACAATCCAGGGTTTATACCACCAGCCCCACAGTGGTTGATCCAACACCGGCAATGGTCTAACATCTATGCCCAAATAATCCACTATGCCATCCCTGTTTTCAGTGTAGCACACAATAGAATCTATATCTGGCGTGGTTAGACGCAAACGATATGCTAAAATGTTTACATATTCTGATGAATATTTGTTACCGTGTTTTAACATGATGAAATTCATGCCATGCTCCTGAAAATAATTCACTTTTGTGATAGGTATTGCTTGCGATGCGCTGGATCCAATTCCACACACGATCGCTATCTGGTAATTCAAAATCACCACTATCTGCACGTTCAATGCTGGTGCCTAAATCTCCAATAGGATGTGGTCCTGTTACCACAGCAGGCACACCCGCCATTATGCTTTCTACAGCGGCTACACTGTGTTGACTGATTGTAAATGCATAATCATTCAATATAAGATGTTCATATAATCTAGTTTCAGGATGCGAACGTCTAGCATCTCTAGCAGGTTTGCTTCTAATAACAGGTTCATAACCATTTTGATCACACCAAACCAACCATACACTGATCCAACTGGATCTTTCACAGTGATAATAATACTGAAAACAATTTGGAGAACTGGGACAAATTAGTACACGACGAGTTTTACGCATTCTAACCGGTACAGGACGTATCAAACTCTCCAAATTATTCTGCCCATTGCTCAAATCTTTTATCATCTGATCCAATCTATCGCTGTTGGGTATGCTGTTCTGCTGTTCAGTAAAAAGACTGCCGCGTGTGAATCTCACAAACTCTTTATTACCACGTGGATTGCCTTTCCATGGATTCAACAGTTGCGGTATTTCTGGGTTGTCGAAAAAGTACCAATTGCTATGAGGTATATCATCAGGATGAATCCATCCATTGTCAAAATTGTTACCAAATTTAACTATCATTTCGCCTGATATTTCATCTACTGAATTAAGTCTTTCAAAATCACCACCATGACTAGTAAGGGCTATTCGATAACCATTTCCAACTCTTTGATGTAATCCCCAATTCATGCCATGAGCACGTTTGCTTAGATCCATTTGTATCCCTGCCATCCTGCTTGAATTCGATATCTAATAGTATCATCTCTTATATCTAAATCTCTGCTTGCTTGACCAGTACTAAGATATTTTTTACCATTAACTAAAACAGCCGTGTGATGATATTTTACACTATTGTAACAATGTTCACCGATGTAAACATTTCCAACTTCATATGCACCGATATCGTTTTTTCTACACATATGGAATTTGCCTTTGCCTTTGCCTCTCATAGGTAACTTATCACCCCATATATCTAACCATTCAGTTAAAGTCAATTTGAAGGGGATACCACGTTTTTTTGCATCGCCATGATGTTGCATATATGCTCGATGAATAGGATTTTTATAATCTATACCGAGTTCTCTCCATTTTATACCCATGTAGCCGCCCATTTAATCACATCGATCAACACCCAAGCAATGGCGTAGAATGTGACAAGTTCAAACAACACCGCAACACTACGATACAATCGTGCCAGTTGTACATCTTTATTCAAATTGTTTTGTATACGCATCCTTTTCTCCTTTTTTATATGCTCAAATATTTATCCGGATAAATATCTAACCATGTCAAAAGAGATAGAAAAAGATTTATTAAAAACACTGAGGCGCAATTACATATTGGCCAAGTGTCAAGCTGAATATAGACAGCAAATATGGGAATTGGATTTTGATACTTTTAAAAACCTATGGATTGAAAACGACAGATACAAAAATAGAGGCAGAGGCAGAGACAATTATCATATGAGAAGGATACAAATAAACAATAGTTGGAATCCCAATAATGTAGAAATTGTTAGCAGAGGCAAACACCTCAGCGATTTAATGATTGAGAAAAATCGTTATGGAAGAAGATGATTTTCACGACTTTGATCCATATGAAGTACTGTTAAACATCAACAGATTGTTAAATGAATTAACAACACAACACAATCTTTTGGTTGATGATTATTTGAAGACAAAAAAAAGATTAGACATGCTGGAACGTCAATTGATAGATCTACAGATGCAAATATATTTGGAGAAATAATGTATACATTTGTTGTGGGAAATGGCCCAAGTGCAGGTAAATGGCTTGGCGTCAAATTGATACCCAGCATAGGTTGCAATATAGCAATTAAAGATTTTGATTTAACGCATTTGGTTTGCGTTGATAGATTAGCAATGGTTGAAATTCGTAAATTGAAACCAAAACTCAACACCACCTACTGGTGTAAAAAAACTGTGTTAGAAGTTCCACCAGGTTGGAATGAATTTGAAATACCGGGCATTGACAGTGGCAGCGCCGCATTGCATTTGGCAGCAGAACTGTATCCGGAAAATGAAATAATTGCAATAGGCTTTGACGGAGTATTGGGTTTAGACAATGGCAATAGATATCAGTACCATTTTAGACCTAAACCCACACCTGATGCAATTAGACAGAGACATTTGCAAACTGTTTTGGATATATTACCAAATATACCCAGGGTGCAATTTGTGAGTTATCAAAAACACGAACTATTGGAGACCATCGCATATGATCAAGCACTCAAAATCGCTATCACGCAAAGTAGAAAGTTATATTAAATTCCTTATCAAGCCCAATCCCAAAACCGGACAACCTATTTGTCCAGGGCTTGCACCTTATAGACATGAAATACACGTTTTAATGGCGCAGGATGATATTGAATCACAAATAGAGCATGTGGCAGATCTATTGATACCATTGGATATACCTGCCGCTGTTATCTATACAGGTTTACCACCTACAGATTTGATTGAAATCTGCGACAGGGTATTAAATGAGAAATTGGAAATAGAAATTTTTGTCAATGAACCGCATCTTACAGGATCAACAGGATTCAAGTCGGGCACATTGATAATCATACAGAGATTGGATCTATTGGAAAAATCACGTGAAAATGCTAAAAAGGCAGGTTATTATGTACATAATCAAAAAGCCTACTAAATAACAGCAACACGTGATCCTGACAGGAGTATAATTATGGCGACAGTAACACTAAGAAGTGTAAAGGGTAGTGCTCTTACCTTTACAGAAATGGACAATAACTTTTCTAACATCAATACTGATAAGTTAGAAAATATAGTAGAAGACACAACCCCACAATTAGGTGGCTCGCTTGATGTAAACGGTAATAGCATTATCAGTGCATCAAACGGCGATATTGCAATTACCCCAAATGGCACCGGTAATGTGGTGTTAGATGGTTTAAATTGGCCGCAGGCAGATGGAAGTGCAGATTATGTACTGAAAACCAATGGTGCAGGTCAATTGAGTTGGACAGCACCAACCAGCGGTATTGCAGATGTTGTGGACGATACCACTCCACAATTGGGTGGTAACTTAGATATCCAAAGTTTTACAATTACAACCAGTACCACTAATGGATCAATTTTGTTACAACCAAATGGCAGTGGTTTTGTCACAGTAGACGGTGGCACTGGATTGGCTGTTGACACTGGTTATATCAAAGCCAACAACACAAACGCAAACCTAACACTGTCAGCAGATGGCACAGGTTACATTCTACTAAACCAAGCAGGTGGTGTGGTCGTAACTGATACAGGTGCAAGTGGTAATGGTGTTATTACAGGTGCAACTTCAAAAGGTATTGCTCTGTTAACCAACGCAGGCGCCTCTGGTGTTAATGATCCACAGTTTGCATTATTAAACGGCGGTGGCATCAGCGTTAGCCCAGGTGCAACCAGTACCACAACATTCAATGGTACCAATGTCAGCAATCTACAATTGAAAGACTATAAGGAAACAGTTTACACTGGTGGTACCACAACTGGTACAATTACACCAGATGTTGCAAATGGCAATGTTCAAAGCATTACTCTGTCAGGTAATATAACATTCAGCGCATTTGGTAACCCAGAAGCTGGTCAAAGCATGACCTTAATAGTAAAACAACCAAGTTCAGGTGGTCCATACACTTTAACTTCAACTATGAAGTTTGCAGGTGGTACTAAAACATTGAGCACAGCCGCAGATGCAATTGACATTATCAGCGTTTTCTACGATGGTACAGACTATTGGGCAAGTTTAGCCACAGCGTTTGCGTAAGGAGTTGTAGATGAAAAGTTTCATTACAATACCAGCAGATCAATTACAAAATTTAGATTTTGCACAATTGAAAATTACCAATGCTGATAGTGCGCCGCTTAACAAAGCAGGTGATACAGCATTGATCAAATGGACGGGCGATATGCCAGACACTGTTGCAAATATTACAGATAAAGGTTCGGTATTGGATCATGAGAGTGCAATGGCCTTATTGATCACCGCTGAATGGATGCCAGAGGAGTTAGTGTAATGCCTTTAGGAGCGTTTAGAATAAACAGTTTGGCAAAAGCAGCAGCGGCGCCAGCAGGTCCAAGACCTTTTACAATCACAACCTACAATGATGCACAAGTTGACACAGCCCAAAGCAAATTTGGCGGTGCAAGTATGTTGTTGGATGGCAGTGATTATGTGGAATTTGATATTGGTGATTTGAACTGGGGTAGTGGAGACTTTACAATAGAGTTTTGGTATCGTCCAAATACGCTTGCCAGTGTTGATATCATTTGGGATGGTAGACGTGAAAGCGGCAGCAATGTACCAGTGATTTATTGGCAAAGCAATATTGTGTATAGAATTGGTGGCAGTGATGTTATTGTTACCAGTAGTAGTTTAAGCACAGGCACATGGTATCATATTGCGGTTGTAAGATCAAGTGGTACTACCAAAGTTTATGTTAATGGCACACAATCAGGCAGTAGTTATACAGATTCAACCACTTATAACGCTGGATTGACTAGATTGGGCAACTTCCATAGCGGCACAGGATTTGGTGTTGATGGACATTTAGACGAAATTCGTGTTAGTAGTGTTGCAAGATACACCACTAGTTTTACACCAAGCGCCAGCGCATTCACCAATGATTCAGACACCATATTGTTAATACATGCTGATGGTGCTGATGCAAGTACAACATTCACAGATGATAACAGTTAAGGAATAAAATAATGGCGTGGCCAAGCGGATCAAAAGCAGGAACAACAAACGTAGATGCAGGTTCAGACAAGCCAGCATTAGCAAGAGCTGACATCAAACAAAACATCGACAATGTAAACAGCATCATTGATACTTTTGATATTGCCTCGCCTAACAATGGTGATATTCTCACCTATAATTCAACTTCAGGTGCATGGGAACCTGGAGCAGCATCAAGCGGTGGT